TCATTTGTACCTTCTGCACTATACAGGCCATGACAAAATGCATACAATGTATCGTTGCTTAGTTCGTTAGCATGTTCATACAAGAAGGGCGTTGCAAAAAGCGATTCTGTATGCATTAATAACTCCTATAAATTCTCTTCTAAGTTATCTAACTTATCTTCTGATAGTTCAGGTTCGTCTACTGTTGCTGTGTTAGTATCTTCAACTTCAAACAAGTTTCCAAAGTGTGTACTAGCATTTACAGTCTTTTTACCTGTTGCACCACGTGTTCCAATAATGGTCATAAAAAACTTTGAATTGTCTTCTATGATTTTGTTTGCTTTGTCTCTGTCGTCAGTTGCAAATATTGCCTCCACAACATCTCGGAAAAATACCCTGTCAAACCGCTCTTCCACAAGCATGTTTGGAACGACTCCATTGTCGTATTGTCTATTCGCTTCTTGTACTGCATTAATATGACTCCATACATTATGACCCATTTGGATCGCATATGAAAAACTATCCCAAGATGTTTTTCCCTCTTTACCTATTTTATTTAAATCACCAGGTGCATAAATTGTAACATCTTTGGCTTTTAAATCTTGTGTAATAGGTGAATCTTTAAAACTAGTATGTTTACCTTCTCTAACAAATGCCTGTCCAAACGGAGTAGTGTCTGTTGCTAGTGCTTTGTTGTCGATACTAGGAACCATTCTATACACCCATTTACTTCTATCCTGTGTTTCTAATTCACAATATATTTGACCGTTTGCTGTTGCTAAAAATGGAGAAGCACAATCAAATGTAATCATAAAGTTAGGGTTGTGATACTTACGTACCGCACGTTGGATATCAGTTAATAGTGTAGCCCACTCCAATTTACTTGTACCTAAGAAGTGCATTACATCATGTAAGCCTGTTTGTAATAGTCCGTCAAACCTTAATGCAACTAGACGTTTAAGAACCAAATGCACATCACACATGTTCTGTCCACCCATACTCCAACCATTAAAATGTGTATCAGGATACTTGGCTGGATCACAATAGTCTTTCATCTGTTGATACCAATCTTCAGCATCAGCATGATTTTCACCTTGTAGTACGTTTAGGAATTTACAAGCACCACTTCTATTTTTCATAAAGAAGTCATTGTTAATACGTGTAGCATTAACGGCATCTTGATAGTTGTCAATACCTGTTGCTTTTGCACCTTCAGGTGAACGTGCTACCCAGGCTGGAATATCAAGTATCATTCCATAGTCCATATAAGCATCCATCCACGCAAGAACTTGTGTACGTTTTTTCATTGCTTTAGGACAGTTAGGATTCTTCCAGTCGCCTTCCCAAACACCTTTACCAATTTGGAAACCACCTGAGTCACCAAGTAGCCAACTAGTCGTACGATCTCTGTTACGGATCATATCTTCTTTAGGTGAGTCCTTGTTGATATCAAGTTCGGCATGTCCTGCTGAATACAAACTCCAATGGTATTGAAACTGTCCGTCTTTACGGTTTAACCAATTAAGACTTTCAACACCGTTCTTAAAGTTTGCAGGAATACGATTGTATTCTACATATTCGCCTGCTCTTTGTTTACCAACAAACGTAGCATAGAAGCCACTTAGTGCTGGTAAGAACGTTGCGTAATCGTTCTGTGCTTTTGTTAAATCCGTGTTCAACGTTCTCTCCTACTTAGTTTGTGCTGGTAGAATATAGTCGTACTGACCTAAACCACTGTCAACACTTAATGCCATTGCACCTTGATCACTAATCTTCATAGTTACTTTACCATCAAGATTTAAAATAGCTTGTACTTGTGCTACAGGCCAACTCCAAGCATGTTTCAATTCACTGCCAACTCCGTGTTGGAATACAAATGATCCTGCGTGTTGTGAAGCGTCACCAAAAGTAAACACTAAGTTATCATTTTCAGTCTTAACTGTAAATGTAGTTTCTTCTGAATGTGCCGCACTTTGCAATTTCATTCTAGTAATTGAAGCCATTGTAGGCTCAATGGTTACGTCCCAACTTGCACCTTTAAACTTAACAGTTTTAAGTTTCTCATCAATAATTGCTTTATTCATAAAGCGATAATCGTTTTCAAAGTCACCTGCTTCGTTTTCAAAGTGTAAGTGTGTTGGCAAAGTTTCGCCGTCTTTTTCTCTAGACTCTACAGTAATCTTTGCTTGTTTTTGATACTCAGGATTCTTTAAGTGTAGTGCTAACTTGTCTAAGTTAGGCATACCAAAGGTTCCTTTAAATTCGTTTACTGCCGCCTTTGTTGTAGCAGTTAAGATAACACTTCTATCTTCTGCCATTGATTCGATTGTCGTTGCGGCATCTTCACCAGTAACTTTTACTAAAGTTAAAAATCCTAGTGAATGTGTATGAGCAACAACGTCTTGTAAGATATCTTTCATTTTAACATTTCTCCATTAGTTATATACATTATATTTAGGTTTTTCTAAAAAGTCAAGCTCTTTCTTGTCTTTTAAGAATTGTATTAGCTCAATTGTTGTTTTCCAACCCAAGCCTTGTAACACTGATATGTCAGCAACATTATCAGCTCTTTCATTGGGAGTATCCATCTTCATTTGTGGATTCATTCCAAATTCTTTTAAAATACTTTTTAGTGATTGGCTTTTGCCAGTTCCGATATCAATAACTCCTCTTACATCTTCGTTTTTGATTAATGTAAGTATTGCACTTACAATATCGGCAACATGAATAAAGTCTCTTTTATGATTAGTTACGTGTGGTACATCATTGCGTATAATTCGAGGTATTAACATGTTTGGCCTAAGTTCTGAGTTGTTACTGTATATAGTTGTAAATCTCATGCCTAGACTTGATTGTGGTGCAATGCGTTCAACTGTATGTTTAGTTAATGCATACGGATTTCTATTAGGTTCTTTTGCAGTACTTGAACTAGCATACAGTATTCTAGTATTTTTAAAATGGTCAAATAATCTTTTAGTTGCTAGTACGTTATGTTGAAAATACAAATCAGGTTCTTCTAAACTTCTTAGTATTCCGCTTTCGCCTGCAAGATGAATTACTAGATCAACATCGAAGTCTAACGAACAGTCTAGTAAGTTATTACCGTCTTTTAAATCAATACCAATAACACGATGGTCTTTGGTTAGAGCAGTATACAACTCTGTTCCAACCATACCTTTATGTCCTGTTAGTAGTATCCTCATCGAGATTTAACTCCAAAGTGTTTATAGGTTGATTGTACACACTTAGCTTGATAGTAACAGTCTGCTAATGCATTATGTAATTCTTCTTGTATTGCTTTACGAGGATCTGTAGGCATCATAGCAAACAATGTTCTACTGTCTCTAATCTGCCAAAAGTTCCATGGACACGGCTTACCAACGCCTTTGTATAAGTTTTGTAAAATAGCATAATCAAACAATGGACCTTGACACCAAAGTTGATCTACTCCTACACAAAATTTATTAATTGCTTTTGTAAGTTGCTCCATGTTCACACGATCTTTGTGTTCACCAAATGCTTCTTCTCTAATCTTAGGATCTTGTTTACCCCACCATTCAAGTGTATTGTCATCTATTGTACGATGATACTTTTCACTTTGTTCTTCAATGTCGCAACGTAGATACAATCCTGAGTGCGGATCTTCATCTGTATACGGGTCGAATTTAATAGCACCGAGTGTTATGATAACACTATCTGGCTCAACGCCAAGTGTTTCTAAATCTATCATTCCGTGTACAGCCATTATTATTCTCCAAAATCAAACAAACTATTAAATGTATTGTTCTGTAATGTGCTTGAAATATCATAGTCTAGCACACCGATCAAGTTACCTAGTTTGTTGTCAATAATTGTTGATTCCATTGCATCATCATCAAACGGAAGTTCTTTAAACCAATCTGGAATACGTAGTTCGTCTGTTGGATATGCAACACTTGTGTAGCCTAGTGGGTTCTGTTTTAGTTTACAAACAATAACTTTCATACCGTCTACAATCTCTTGCGAGTATTTGTCACCGTTCATACGCTTTAGTGTGTTCCAGTTAATACTTGCACGAACATGTCCGGGCATAGTTGCTTTGCCTTGCTTTGCTTCTTTACGTTGATACTCGCCAATTTTGTTTGCACGTTTAGGTGAACCTTTTTCAAAACCAGGACGTAGTTTAAATGCAGTACGGAAGTCTGTAATCTTTGCAAGTATTTCAGCTTCTGTCTTATCTGTAAGTACCATAAGCAATAGTTCACTTAAAAACTCTTGCATAAACACAGGTGTATCTGATCGTTTAAGATCAAGACCCATTGCTTTTACTTTACCTAGTTTACCGTTGACGTCCATGCGTTCGCCTTCGTTATCATAAATTAAAGCCGCATAACGTTTCTTAGTAATAAACAAACCTGACTCAGCAACAATTTCTCTACCTGCCGCAATAACATCTGATCTGCTCTTTGGACAATGAAATGCTTCTTGCATAAACTTTGGAAATGTTTCATTCGCCGCTTCACATACTTGATCATATAATGTAATAACACTATCTTTTGTCCAAGGAATTTTTCCAGCATCAATATCTGCTTTTAGTACAGGGTGGGCACTAAAGTAAACAGAATCAGTATCACCATAGATAATACTATCACCTACATGATCATATGTGCCTGTAATAACTTTATTAACTTCTGCACTCATATGTTTTGCGATAGCTCTACCTGTTAGTGTTGTTGATTGACCAATCCGCGGATCAAAGAATCTACAACCAGGATTAAGAATTGCACCATACAAACTGTTCAAGTTAATCTTCTTAACCAACTGTCGTTTATCCCAAAACTCAACTTCAATTCTGTTTCCAGCATCAATAGCTTTGCCTTTTTGTTTTTGTAAATCTTTACGTTCACTATACCAACGTTTAAGAAGTCCTGGAATAACACCGTCAAATTCATTAGTTAAGATAGTTCCGTTAGCAGTTAGCATCCATGGCTTGTGTGAATCAAATATTAGTTTGTATATCTCAGCACCACTAAGAATTTCACTTTCACCGTTTTCAAAGTCAACAGTAATACTAATGTCTTTCTTCTTCTCCATAACTGCTTCGTATTCAATAGTACCAAAGCGGCCTTCCCAAGCACCTGCAAATGACTTCTTCTGAAGTGTCATTGCATCTTCAACCATTGCATCAGTTAGCTCAGGACGTAATTGTCCTATAACTGTTGCCGGATCCATATTCAATGCCCTAATAACAGACGGATATAGTGAATTCAAATCCATTGAACCAATCCACTTGTGTACACCTTTTTTAGGAAATGCTACATAAGCACCTGCCGCAGGATCACTGCCAGGCTCACGTTTTACTCTGTTAGGAACTTGCAAGCCTCTGTGATGTGCTTCGTTGATAATTGCTTGTTCTGTAACTGCAACTGCACCCATAGTGGTCTGTAGTAACACCGTGTTACTATGTGCAAGTTCGTTACTAAGATCAATAAACTTTAGTTTTTTGTCCAGCTTGTCCAGTAGTGCAACGTCTTGTCTGTTGTACTCAATGAACGTTCTGAAGTCATTGTTATAAAGTTGATCGAGCGTACCTTCGTACACAGTTTTGTTTTCGCCGATCTCAAGTTCGCCAATGGCATCAAGTCTATATGTGTGTCTTTCTTCATATGTGTATTTACGATATAATTCCAAACTATCTAAATGCACTCTGCCTATTAGGTCATAGGTTTCAGCTTTACGTCCGTACTTTTCATATTCACGTTTCTTAGGAAGTTGTTTCCATAAACAAAAACGTCTTGTATCATCTTTACTTAAAACTCTTTTTACACGATTTACAGTATATGGAATATCATAACCTTCACTGTTCCAACCTGTAAGTATATCACTGTCTTGTATAATATCAAGAAACGCTTCTAACATGTCGCCTTCTTTTTCATACAAGTATGTGTTTGGAAAATCTTTTACTTCTTCTTTTGCTTGTTCCATTGATAAGCCTTTAGGAGGCATAGCAAATGTAACTAGACTATCTAACCATTGTAAGTGTACAGTAATAGCAGTAATAGGCATAAACGGATCACTAGGATCAGCAAAGCCACGTTCTGGATCAAAGTCTGTCTCAATATCAAAAAAGCAAACATTCAACTTAGGTGAATCTACATTTAAATAGTTTTCACTCAAACATTGGAAGATTGGATTAATATCACTTTCAAACAATTCTTTGTTTGCGTTAATGGCTAGTTCTTTACGAAACTGTTTTGTGTTTTTAGCAACAATTCTGCTTAACGGATCGCCGTAAATACTTTTGTACTTACCACGTTGATCTTTATAATAAAATGTGTATTTGATTGGGTATTCTGTGTAAGAACGCTTACCATCTTTTCGTTCGACTACTCTGATCACATCCTGATCACGATCAAACTGTGCGTCTACATAACTCATATTTTAACTCCTTGTATGTCACTTGGGGCTGACAAAAACCAATAAGGTCGATTATGGCCGACTTTTACCTTCATTCTTAAAATATTCATTCGCCTCTCTTGCCTTGTCATCTATCCAAATATCATAGTGTGGCTTTCTAAAACTTAGTGTTGTGTATAATACACCCCACTTCGCAAACTGGTCTTTAGTAAGCTCACTCCAATCTTTGCCTGTGCTACCGCCTCTAGCAGTCCAATAATGTATTTCATTGCCTTCATTATACAACTTATTAAAGTGTTGTATACGTTGAACATCTGGTTCACTAAATTCGTACTCACTGTTATTATTATAACAGATAGTTCCGTCTATGTCAACCATATATTTCATATTACGAACAACTGTATTAATGCCCAAAGGTTCATTGCTGAGAACCAAGAACACAGTATAATTACAAATGCCGCTTGTCTAATAACTGCACTAACAATGCCCAAAATACTTCCAACCAAATATAATGGCACAAATATTGTTGTTGCAGGGTCTAATATAGTAAAGCTCAATATTGCACTTGCTGAGATTAAGAACAATGCCTCAATCATTTCGCAATAGAATGCAACAGGACTTAGCCTATAACTTGTTTTAAAGAAATTGGTTACTCTATTCAAACTACTTGTCCTTGCCAACTGTAACAACAAGTGTTTCTAGATCATCAAATTCATCAGCAACTTTATGCCATTCACCTTTTTGGGCAATCTTAATTGCTTTATTAATAAGGCTTGGTTTAATATCTAGTTCTTCTGCTACTGCTTTTACAGTATCTTTAAGACCTGTAGTTAAGTCTTCTACTTCTTGGAGTACTGTAACTCCTTCGTTAACCAATCTTTCTAGTTTGGCTTTTTCTTCTACGCCGTATGTTCGATCGCTCATGTTATCTCCTTAATTGTTATATACATTATACACGAACTGTAAGTGCTTGTCAACAACTATTATTCAGCTTGTGTACGATGAATTGTTAAATTACCTGCTATTACTATTCGCTCTTTGTCGTTCTTCTGTGGGGGTACTTCGTGTGTCACCCAACCTGGGAATACTGCTATAAGTCCGGGATTTGGAAATATAGCATTACCACTTGTTGGAAATACTAAAGGTGCATCATCTGGAGTTGCATCAACATAGTATACAAAACTCCAAATAGCAGGATGATGTGCATGTGGTCTACAGCTATCGCCTTTGGAATATACTGCACCCCAACAATCTGTTACTTCATACTTACCACCAACTAAATGTTCAAGACCATTTTGTACAACATCAATAGCAAAGTTAATAATCTTTTTAAAGTCAGGATCTTTAAACATTGTCCATTCTGTCATATCTGCTTGAACATTTGTTTTTCTAAATTGGCAATCCCCTCTAGCTCTAATTTTTTCAGCTAGTATTGGATTGAGTGTCTCAGCATCTTCATATATGTGAGTATAGATGTCAGCAGATTCTTTAAACTCTAATTTTTGCACGTTTGGTATGAACATGCAATTATTTATATAGGGGTGTTTAATGTATTGTTATTGCTGGTTCTGTCCAGCTTCAGCTTGTTTCATAAGTGCTTTGAACTTACCAAACAGTTGAGGATTAGACATCATACTTTGAATAGCAGTTGCATATGGAGCAATCGCTTTAATAATGTTTGGCGGTAATGTTTCACCAGCCGCAACTTTATCTAATCCTTTTGCAACTTGGGCACCACTTGCTTTACCACCAACAACACCTTTTAATGCTGTTGCTTTTTGTGCAACCTGTTGTGTTTGTTTGTTATCGTCGCCTTTTGCTAAGCCAGTAACTTTGCCAATTATGCCGCCTTGTTCTGCACCAGCTCTTTTGATATCATCTCTACTAGCACCTGTGGCATTCGCCGCAAAATCTACTGCCTTGTCTGCTACTTTACCTGCAACTTTTTTAACAATGCCTGCACCTGGTGCTTCTTTTACAAATTTGTTTTTAGCTTTATTAAATCCCTTCCATCCTGTTTCGGGCTTTAATTTAACTGCACCGTCACTCCAATCTGATCCAGTCCATGTCCAAGTTACAGTACCATCGTTGTATGCACTACCTGGTTTTAAATCATCTATTGTTTTAGGTTGTTTTTGAGTTTGTGCTTTAGGATCTGGTGTCGGTGTTGGTTTTGCTTTAGTCTTTGTGTCTTTTTTAGAAGTGTCGCCTTTAGCAATCCAATCATCAGTTTCTTTATCGTCAATGCCACCGCCGGGTGCGATTGGTTCTTTATTGCCGTGTGCGCCACCAAACTTTTTTGAAAATGCTTTATTTGTATTACTAAGACCTGTACCTAAACGATTATTGCGAACTAAATCATCTACTTTACCAAGCGATGCTTTAGTGTTTAACCAACCTCCTGGAGGTGCTTCTACAAGATCTTCAACGGTTAAACCAAAATCCTTTAAAGCTCCTGCTGGTAATTCATTTTCAACAAAAGTTTTTAAACTTTCAAAACTATCTGTTTTTGCAAGTATTGTTCCTTTGTCTATTATTTTTTGAAAACCATCTGAAAGTTCATCAAAAGTATTTTCCTTTAACAATGCTTTTTTATTTTTACTAAATATTTTTGTAAATTCTTGAAAGTCTTTGCCAAATTCAGTTGCGGCGTCATTTCCACTTGTAATACTATTAGTTAATTTGAAGTATTCTTCAGTTATAGCTTTTAAAGAAGCTTGTAAACCTTTTCCAGCTTTCATTGAGTCATCAAATATTTTTTGAGGATCAAAACTTTCTAAACTTTCTTGTAGTTTATCACCAACTTCAGTTCCTGCAGTTTCTGCTAGCAACTGTGCCATTGATTGATTGACTTCTCGTATTGCTTTAGAGGCTTTCATAGCTTCTTGATCAAAGCCAAGTGCTTTTGCTGCTGT